GCTGATGGCCTGATTGATCACAGCACTCTCCTCAGGATGTTTCCTGCGGTGCTTGCTCCCGCGCCGAGGATGTCGGCACGGCCGTCATCGATGCGCTTGAGTGCAATGGTGAACTCAATCCGGCGAGCGGCGCCGTCTCTAAAAAACAGCGTCCTGGTTTCGTTGATGCTTTCGATAACCCACGTCCCGAGGATCCGCCCGGTACCCTCTATGAGCGGCCACGACTTCCCGGTATCAGCCATTACCCGCAAGGTATCCAAGCTCAGGGGTGTTCCCAGCAGCGCGGGAAGCAAGACGCCAGGTAGTGTGATCGCATCCTCGCCGCGGCCCAGAGACTGTCGGGCAGGGTTGGTACCGATTCGTGAGGTGGTGCCGTGGCGCCAATCCGTCTGCCGCTGCAGCTCCTGGTAGACCAGCGTTTCCAGCGTGAAGACGAACATGCCGAGGGCCATCATCATGGTGGGGTTACTCCTGGTCCAAAAGGGAACTGCGACCACGCGCCTGCTTGGCGCTCTGACGCTTGTCCAGTTCGGCCGCGACAGCGCGTGCAATGGCAGCCGGATCCATTCCAGGCGCGGGATGGATGTTGATGACGATCTGATCGCCCGCAGCCTGGGCGACGGGCGCTGAAGCGGTGGCAATCGGCGCTCGATTGTCGACCGCGATCGCGCCGCCGGCACTGCCCATGCCAATGGCCAGAGCGCCGGCTTGGGCCAGCCGTTTACCAGCACCGGCGACAGCGGCCAGTGGTCCGCCTTCACCATCGGACAGACCTTGAGCCAGACCCGCCATGGTGAAACCACCCAGTTCAGCGAACACGCGGGAGGGGCTGTGGATGCCGAGCTTTTCCTTGAACCAGCCAATGGTGCTTTCGCCTGCTCCGACAACGGCGTCTTTCACGCTGCCGGCGGCAGCGGTGATGCCGTTCACCAACCCGGCCATAATCATGCCGCCGAACTCGGTGAATTTCCCTGGCAGCTCAACGCCGAAGTAACTCATCACACCGGCGAAGGCACGGTAGAAAAGTCCCAGCGGGCTGAAGTTGACCAGGATCTCCAGAATACCGGCGATGCCGCCATTGAAGCCCTGCTTGAGCTCAACCCACAGCGTGCCGAGATAGGCTTTCACCTTGTCCCAGTTGGCATAGATCAGATACGCGGCCGTCGCAATGGCCGCGACAGCCGCGACGATTGGGTTCGCCATGAACAGCCGGCCAATCCACAACAAGGCCTGGCCTACGATCGGCAATACCTTTGTGCCCATGTTGACCAACAAACCGAGTACGGACGGCAGCTTGATGCCGATCAGCGACAAGCCGTAACGAACTGCCAAGAACGGGCCCAGCGCTCCCGCGACAGCCAAGGCAGCAGCACCGAAGCCGGCGGCGACAGCGGCAATGCCGGCCGCCACGGTCAAAATGCCCTTGACCAGGTTGGGGTTCGCTTGAGCCCAGGCATTCACCTTTTCGAGCACATTGTTGAAGCTTTCGATCAGTGCAACGAGCGTCGGCCTGAGCGTCTCGCCCATTGCGCTGCTGAGGTTGAACATTCGGTTTTGCGACATCTGCCAGCGCGCGGACAACTGTTCGCCTTTGATGTCTCCCTCGCGTTGCATTGAACCGGCGCCCTTGGTGCTGTTGACCAGGTCGAGCTGACGACGGTACTCGGCGATGTTGTTGGCCAGCTTGGCAGCGTCATCGCCATATTCCTTGCCAAACAACTGAGTGGTGACGCTTAGCTGCTCACCTTTGGGTAGCCTGTTGACTGCGTCCAGTACCTTCTGAATGGTGCCGGTGGCGTCTTTTGCCATGCCTTCTTGGACGGCCTTGGCTTCAAGTCCAACGGCTGCCAACCCCTCTTGAAAACGCTTCGGTTGGTTGGTCGCGATTGCGAGCTCGCGAATCATGGCATTGGTGGCCGTGCCCGCGACTTCGGCCGAAGAACCCAAGGTCAGGAAGGTTGAGCCCAGCGCGGCGGCGTCCTTGAACGACATGCCGACCGAGGCCGTGATACCTGCGGTGCGTTGCATGACATCGATGATGTCTGCGCCCTTGGACTTGGCGTTGTCATCCAGATAGTTGATCGCGTCGCCGAGTTGGCTGACATTCTTGATTGGCAGCTTGTACAGGTCCGCGATTCGAGCGAGGTTTTCGCCGATCTGATCGGCCGGCAGTTCGAAGGCGGTGGCGGCCGTCGCGGCGACGCGAGCGAATTCGAGCAAGTCGTCTTTGCCCTGAACCCCCATGCGCGCAGCACCCTCTACCAGGGCGGCGATATCGGTCGTGGCCATGGGAATCTGCTCAGCCATCTTCTTGATGGCAGAACCCATGTCGTAGTACGTCTGGGTCAACTTGCCGTTGTCGTCCCGTGCACCTTCCACTTGCTTGGCCACGCCGGCCATTGCGTCCTCAAAGCTCGAGTAGCTCTTCACCATGCCGAGGATGGGTAGCCCGACGGCGGCACCGGTGGCGGCTGAACTGGCGCCGGCTACTGCCGCGTTGCCAGCGAGTTCACGTCCTTTGCTGTAGTTCTGTTGCAGCCTGGACACGCGCTCTTGCTGTTTGCCCAATGCGGCCAGCCGTTCACGCTGGACCTTGATGGCTTGGTTCGCCGCTTCAATGTCGGTTTTCAGCCGGCGCTCGGTGCTGCCCAGGTTGCGCGTATCAGCACCGGTGGATTTGATCAGGGGAATCAGGTGCTGCAACTCGGTGCGTTGCTCACCGTGCTTGTTCTTCAGCTTTTCCACTGCAGCGGTGGCGTTGATGAACGACTTCTGGAAAGCCGCAGAGGGGGCGTCCATCGTCTTGAGCTGCTCGCGATACAAGCGCACTTTGTCCTGGGCCTTGGCCAGCTCCTCAGAGGTTTGACGCACAGCCTCGCGTTGGCGGGTGTAGCTGGAGATATCCGATTGCTGCGCGTTGAGCGCCTTCAGTTGGTCGCGTGCTTCCTTGAGCGCACGAGAGGTGGCATTGCTGCCGTTACTGATTCGCTTGAGTGGGGCGGTGACCTTGTCGACCGCCGACAGCAGTACTTCGAGCCGCAGCTTGTCAGTCATCTTTTGCCCCGCTTCTTACCCGGGCGCGTTCGCGCCATTCCATCAGTTCAGTCAGGGACAGCGGATCCATGGCCGCTGGTCCCCAGTGGAAAATCACGGCGATGTCCGCCATGGCGTCATCTACGCAACGAGGGACGCATCCGTCTTCGCCGACTTCGGCAGCAAAAAACCCGTCACCACGGTGGCCATCTGCACCAGGTCGGCCGGGTCCATTTGCCCGAGCTCATGGTCGGTCAACGCCGGGATGGTGATGCGAGGCAATACCTTGCGCAAAGCGAGGACGTCCATCTGCAGCAGATCCGCCAGGCTCACCCCGCGCAGCTCGCCCGACATGGGTTTGCGCAGGGATACAGAGGTGAGTTGCTCGTTACCGCGCTTGATCGGGGTATCCAGGGTGATGTCTTCAACATTGGGGTTCTTTTGCGGGGCTTTTTCTGGAGTGTTCATGATGGTGTCCTGAGAACGGGGTAGGGGAGCCTGCCGGAGTGGTGATTACAGGCCGATGGCTTTGCGATGCTCGGCCAGCATGTCTTTGCCGTTGACGTTGAAGATGAAGTTGAGCAGGTCGATCTCGACCTCTACGTTTCCATCGATCGTCAGCTTGTAGTAGCTGCAGGTGGTAGTGAACTTGTGCTCGGTGTCTTCTCCGGACTCGGCGTCGCCCATGTCGATCTCTTCATGGCGACCACGAACAACGACCTCAACCGCCGATACGTCGCCGGTGTCGTCCCGCTGGATCGATCCGGCCCAACGCAGCATCACACCACTGACAGAGACGGCGCCGTACTGACGCAGTGCGGTGAGATCCCAACCACCGAGGGTCCACTCGAGCTGGATGCCGTCGTCGCTGTGGCCGAGATCAGCCTTGACCGGGCCGTCCATACCACCGCCACGGAACTGTTCGAATTTGCGGCCCAACTTGGGCAGGGTGACGCTCTTCGACTGGCCGACATAACTCACGCCGTCGTTGAAAAGATTCATGTTCTTGAGCTTTTTGGGCAGGGCCATTTGGGCGCTCTCCTACGGCGCGGCCGAGACCGCGCGGGTGAATGGGTGATCAGGCGTTGACGCGACTGGCGAACTCGACCAGGTAGCGATCGGTAATGCGCTGACGCAGGTTCAGGTTTTCCAGCGGCGGTACCGGCGTGTAGTCGTAATCGAGGTACAGCTTGCCGGCCTTCAGGGTGTCCTTGTCGTTGGCAGCCTCGTCGTACCAGCACTCGCCGCCAATCAAGTAGCCCAGGCGCATCAGCTCGCGGAACTTCGCGTTGATGCCTTCGACGATGTCGCGCACCAGACTCGCGTGCATCGGCTTGTCCACAGCCCAGAACTGACCCTCGGCCATGGTGTCGGCGAGCACCTGAGCGGTGCGGGTGTAGTTCTCGAAAGCGAACAGTGGATCATCGCTGCAGGTGCGCGAGCCCCAGAAGCGGAAACCCTCCCGGCGAATGAGCGTGGTGACGTCCGCTGCGTTGAGTAGGCCGGCGTCGGTGGCAGGGTTCTGCAGATCCCAATAGATGTCCCGGCTCAGCCCGGAAACCCCGTTGACCGGCACGTTGGACAAGGTCTTGTGCCACCCGACCTGTTCATCGAGTTTGGCACGCAACCCCAGGGCGCGAGCGATGGCAGAGGCGGGGGCATCCGCATTCGCGGTGGTATCCCAGTTGATGAAGTCCGGCCAGATGGTCATCAGTTCCCGGGCACCGAAGTTCTCACGGTAGGCGATCGCTTCCGAAACAGTCTCGCAGTCCCAGGCATTGGCATAGGCGAAGCCTCGGAGCTTCTGCGCGATGACCACCAGCTCGGTGGCGACGGCCAGTGAATCCAGACCAGGCACACCGAGGATGCGTGGGCGCACGCCCAATTGGACTTCTGCAGCGAGCAACGCCTTGAGGCCTTTGTACTGGCCGTTGGCGCTCACACTGCCGACGATATTGGAGGTGGTTTCTGCCTCGGTGGCACCTTCCTCTACACGGACTACGACCGTGACCGGGCTGGCCTGGTCGGCGATGGCGTCCAGACTTTTGGCGAGCGTGCCGAGTTCGCCGGCTTTGCCGCTGGCGGTCAGAACGTCGGTGAGTAGTACGGGTTTGTTCAAGGGAAATGCAGCGGGATCCGCGTCGCTGGCAGTGCAGACCATGCCCACCACGGCGGTGGCGACGGTGCGAATGGGCCGGGTGCCCTCGTTGATCTCGAGAACGCGTACACCGTGATGGTAATCGGTGGCCATGGGAGTGTGCCTGTGCAGTTGAATGACAGTGCACAGGCTGCCGCGCGCGCGCCGGATGGGCGAGCGCGCGGACTTGTAGGGCGATTGTTTACAGCGAAAGCATCAGGTTACTGCGGGAAATCGGCGATCCAGTCTGGGGCCGTTGGGCGTCCGGCTTCGTCAGGGAATAACGGTGATGTCGGCCAATCGCGCAAAGCCTGAATGTACATCAGCAGATCGCTGAATTGCTCGGGCGTCAGCGTCGTTTGCTCGCCAATGTCGAGCTGGTCGCGGTGCCGCTCACGCAGCCACTTAACACGCTCGATCTCTGCATCACGCCATGACCGCTCCCGCACCGAAAGCGTCTCGGCCGTTAGTGGTAAGGGGTCGATCAGAATCGGCAGCCCTTGCGCATCGTGCCCGCGAATCTTTCCTTCGGCCGGGTTGCCAATCACCGACAGAAAGCACTCTTCATCGATCAGAACTACATCGGCCGGCATATTGGAGCCATGCAAGCTGGTCAGGTAGGTGCAGCCCGTGGTTTTACTGTAATAGCGAGTGTCCATGACGTGCCCTTAGGAACCGATAGAGAGATAAGTAACTTTGGCGCTCTGGACGACCGCCGCCCACTCCAGCGGCGCCCACTGAAAGCCCAACAAACTCTTGCTGATGAGGTACGCATTCCAGGCACCGGCGGCGTTTTCTGCACAGGACAGTAATGTCTGATAGTGGGCATTAGGAAATGCCAGTGGCAGCGAGTAAGACACTGGGGCGTTACTGGCAATGTCGCCGATATTAATTTGGCCCCACTGAATAATCAGGGCGCCCAACCAGGTCGGGAAAGTGATGTAGCCATTGGCGGCGAGGCTGATCCCGAAGCCCCAACGCATCTTTTTCGGGGTGACGATCGTGCTGTCATCCACGCCGGCATTCGTCAATGCCTGGGTG